TCAACAGGACGCAAGCATACACACATAACTAAAGCTAAGAGCAATCAAAGGTTTACAGTTGTTGAGGCAGAGAGTAAAGAAGAAGCGAAAGAGAGGTACGAGGTGCAGTTATTAAAGTGGGTCAGTTGTATGAAAATATAAGGGAGTGTGGGAAATGACGGAGGTTAGAATTAAAACTATTTCAGATAGAGTTTATTACACAACAACAGATCTAGCTTCTGGTGATTATATTAAACTTGTTATGAAGTTAGGGATTGAGTATTTTCTTCCGGTCAAAGATGTGTTCAACAATGAAGTATGGGTTAAAAGAGATGAGATTGAATCATTTACATTTATTGAGGAGGCAGACGATGATTAACATACCTAAAATGAAATTCTCGAAAAAGTACACTGAAATAATCAAAAAATATAAAAATAAAACACCTGAAGAAAAAGCTAAGATTGAAAATGATTTTATTAAAGATATTAATGATAAAGACAGTGAATTTTACAGTCCTATGATGGCTAATATGAATGAACATGAACTAAGGGCTATGTTAAGAATGATGCCTAGTTTAATTGATACTGGAGATGACAATGATGATTAAAAAACTTAAAAATATGGATTGGTTCGATATCTTTATTGCTGGAATACTGCGATTATTCGGCGTAATCGCACTGATGCTTGTTGTCATATCGCCTATCTATACAGTGGCTAGTTACCAAAACAAAGAAGTACATCAAGGGACAATTACAGATAAATATAACAAGAGACAAGATAAAGAAGACAAGTTCTATATTGTATTAGACAACAAACAAGTCATTGAAAACTCCGACTTATTATTCAAAAAGAAATTTGATAGCGCAGATATACAAGCTAGGTTAAAAGTAGGCGACAAAGTAGAAGTTAAGACGATTGGATATAGAATACACTTTTTAAATTTATATCCGGTCTTATACGAAGCAAAGAAGGTAGATAAACAATGATTAAACAAATATTAAGACTATTATTCTTACTAGCAATGTATGAGCTAGGTAAGTATGTAACTGAGCAAGTATATATTATGATGACGGCTAATGATGATGTAGAGGCGCCGAGTGACTTCGCAAAGTTGAGCGATCAGTCTGATTTGATGAGGGCGGAGGTGTCAGAGTAGATGATGTGGTTAGTCATAGCAATTATATTACTAGTCATCTTATTGTTTGGCGTGATGTTACAAGCCGAACAGTTAAAAGGTGATGTGAAAATTAAAGAGCGAGAGATAGAAATATTAAGAAGTAGATTGAGACATTTTGAAGATTAACGGGGGTTAAACGAATGAGTTTGAGAAAATCAACGCAAAGATATTTAGAAAGTGAATTAAGCAATTACAACTACTTCGATAAAGATATAGCGCGTGTAAGAGATGAAGTTTTAAACCCGTGGAGTCAACAAGATACTAATATCGGTGGAGATAGGGTGCAAAGCAATGTAAGTGTAACTGAAATAAAAGCTATTAGAGTTGTTAATGATAGAAGATTATCGCAATTGGCCAGAATGAAATCGGCTATAGAGGTTGTATATAATCATAGCACTACAGAAACTCAAAAACTTATGGAACTTTATTATTTTAAAAAGCCTAGAACATTAAATTTAACTGGTGTAGCTCAAGAAATAAATGTAAGTAAATCTACCGCTTATGATATGAGGAAAGATATATTAGTTAGGTTAGCTGATGAATTAGGTATAATACATTAAGTTTGGAAAAAGTCTGGAAAAATAACGTCACTTTCGGTGTTAATATGATAGCGTAAGATATTGACTATCTTACTGCGTTTCCCTTATCGCAATTAGGAATAAAGGATCTATGTGGGTTGGCTGATTATAGCCAATCCCTTTTTTAATTTTAAAAAGCGTATAGCGCGAGAGTTGGTGGTAAATGAAATGAACAAATTAACTAAAAAGCAACGTTTGTTTGTAGAAGTATATACAATACCCGGTACTGAATGTTATGGCAATGCTACTAAGTCAGCTGTGCATGCTGGATATAGCGAAAAGACGGCGTACTCACAAGGTCAGCGTATGTTGAAGAATGTTGAAATTCAGAATTATATCAAGGAGGTTGAAACAAAACTCTTTGATGAGAATATTATGTCAGGTAAAGAAGTGTTGTATAGGTTAACTAGAACGGCTAGAGGTGAACACACGGAAGTTGAAGCTGTCGTAACAAAAACTGGAGACTATAAAGAGAATCCGGATACTGGCAAAATGCAATTAGTATACGATGAACACATACAACTTGTTACTAAGTCACCTAAAATAAGTGACCAAAACAAAGCCTTAGAGATGTTAGGTAGACATCACAAATTATTTACAGACAAACAAGAAGTCGACCACAAAATACCGATGTTTGTTGATAATATTCCGGAAGATGATTAGTCATGTATGAAATACTTGATCTAAAAAATAAAATCGGTGGTGGCTACAATAAGTTTTGGCACAACAAAAACTTTTACCGCGTTGTTAAAGGTTCAAGGGGTAGCAAGAAAAGTAAAACTACCGCTATTAATCTCATTTATCGAATAATGAAATATGATTGGGCAAATATACTTGTAGTCAGAAGATTTAGCAACACTAACAAACAATCAACGTATACAGATTTAAAGTGGGCAACTAACCAATTAGGCGTTGCTCACTTATTTAAATTCAACGAAAGTTTGCCGGAAATAACGTATAAACCTACTGGACAAAAAATACTGTTTAGAGGTTTAGACGACCCATTGAAAATAACATCGATTACTGTTGATACAGGCATTTTGTGTTGGGCTTGGTTTGAAGAGGCTTATCAAATAGAAACATTCGCTAAGTTTAGCACTGTTGTTGAGTCAATACGTGGTAGCTACGATAGTCCGGAATTTTTCAAGCAAATCACAGTCACTTTTAACCCGTGGTCGGAAAGACATTGGTTGAAGCCTACATTTTTTGATGAAGAAACAAAATTAAACAACACTTTTTCAGATACAACAACTTATAGAGTTAATGAATGGCTAGACAAAGTTGATATTGAACGATATGAAGATTTGTATATAAAGAATCCTAGACGTGCAAGAATCGTTTGCGATGGAGATTGGGGCGTTGCAGAAGGGCTTGTATTCGATAATTTTAAAGTGGAAGACTTTGATTGGTTTGTGGAGTTTAAAAGAACTCAAGAAATAACTCATGGAATGGATTTTGGATTTAGTCAAGACCCTACAACAGTTGTTAGTACGGTTGTCGATTTAAAAAACAAAAAGTTATTCATCTATGATGAACACTATGAAAAAGCGATGCTAACTGATGATATAAAACAAATGCTTATTAAAAAAGGATTAGATGATGTAGATATTGCAGCCGATTATGGTGCTGGCGGAGATAGAGTGATCAGTGAATTGAAATCTAAAGGGATTAAAGGTATAAGAAAAGCATTGAAAGGCGCTAATACTATTTTACCAGGCATTCAATTCATTCAAGGCTTTGAAGTTATTATACATCCATCATGTGAACATGCTATTGAAGAGTTCAACACTTATACATTTGACCAAGATAATGACGGTAAGTGGTTGAACAAGCCTATAGATGCTAATAACCATATTATCGATGCATTGCGTTATAGTCTTGAGAAATATCATATCGTACGTAAAAAACGTAAAAAGAATATAGAAAGCAAAACAAAAGTAATTAAATCTCTAGGATTATAGGAGGGAACAAATGTTAAAAGTAAACGAATTTGAAACGGATACAGATCTACGGGAAAACAGAAACTACTTATTTAATGATGAAGCTAATGTTGTTTACACGTATGACGGGACAGAATCTGATTTATTGCAAAACGTTAATGAAGTGAGTAAATACATTAAACATCACATGGATTACCAACGTCCTAGATTAAAAGTGTTAAGTGATTATTACGAAGGTAAAACTAAGAATCTAGTTGAGTTAACACGACGCAAAGAAGAGTACATGTCAGACAACCGTGTTGCCCATGATTACGCATCTTATATTAGTGATTTCATCAATGGTTATTTCTTGGGTAATCCAATTCAATATCAAGATGATGACAAAGAAGTATTAGAAGCTATTGAAGCGTTCAATGATTTGAATGATGTTGAGTCGCACAATAGATCTCTAGGATTAGACTTATCAATTTACGGCAAAGCTTATGAGTTAATGATTAGAAATCAAGATGATGAAACTCGTTTGTACAAGAGTGATGCGATGAGCACTTTTGTCATATACGACAATACAATTGAACGTAATAGTATCGCAGGTGTTAGATATTTAAGAACTAAACCAATAGACAAGACTGACGAAGACGAAGTGTTTGCAGTTGATTTATTCACTTCGCACGGTGTTTATAGATATCTTACTAGTAGGGCAAATGATTGGAAGTTGACAGCACGTGAAAACAGTTTTGAATCCCACTCATTTGAACGCATGCCTATTACAGAATTCAGCAATAACGAAAGAAGAAAAGGGGATTATGAGAAAGTAATCACTTTAATCGATTTGTATGATAATGCTGAATCAGATACAGCTAACTATATGAGTGATTTAAATGACGCTATGTTACTTATTAAAGGTAATTTAAATTTAGATCCCGTAGAAGTTAGAAAACAAAAGGAAGCTAACGTGTTGTTTTTAGAACCGACTGTTTACGCTGATAGCGAAGGTAGAGAAACAGAAGGCTCTGTTGATGGCGGTTATATCTATAAACAATACGATGTGCAAGGTACAGAAGCTTATAAAGACCGTTTAAACAGTGATATACACATGTTCACCAACACACCTAACATGAAAGATGATAATTTCAGCGGCACTCAATCGGGCGAGGCAATGAAATACAAATTATTCGGATTAGAACAACGTACTAAAACTAAAGAAGGATTGTTCACTAAAGGACTAAGACGTCGTGCTAAGTTGTTAGAGACAATACTAAAAAATACACGGTCAATTGACGTAAGCAAAGATTTTAATACTGTTAGATACGTATACAACAGAAACTTACCTAAGTCGTTAATTGAAGAATTAAAGGCTTATATTGATTCTGGTGGGAAGATTAGTCAAACAACTTTAATGTCTCTATTCTCTTTCTTCCAAGACCCTGAATTAGAAGTTAAGAAAATCGAAGAAGACGAGAAAGAATCTATTAAAAAAGCTCAAAAAAATATGTATCAAGACCCTAGAAACATCAATGACGATGAACAAGACGATAGCACAAAAGATTCTATCGATAAAAAGGAATGATTGTAATTGCCTAACAAAAACACTCAAGAATATTGGGAAGAACGCGGACGCAAAGCAATCGAGAATGAGTTGAAGCGGGATAAAAGTAAAGCTGAAGAAATAGAACGTATATTGAATATGATGATTAAGCGCATTGAAAAAGAAATCAATGCGTTTATTGTTAAGTACGGAGATTTTGCAGGCGTTACATTACAAGAAGCAAAAAAGATTATCGATGAGTTCGATGTAAAAGCATTTCAAGAAGAAGCAAAAAGATTGGTTGAAAACAAAGACTTTAGCGAAAGAGCAAACGAAGAATTAAAGAAGTATAACACTAAGATGTATGTATCTAGAGAACAGATGTTAAAGATTCAAATCGAATTCCTAATCGCTTATGCAACAGCTCAAACAGAATTATCGATGAGGCAATATTTCGAATCAACAGCTTATCGTGTGTTCAGTGATCAAGCAGGTATTTTAGGTGAAGGTGTACAAGTAGCTAAAGAAGTTATAGATACAATTATAGATACACAATTTCATGGTGTCGTTTGGTCAGAGCGATTATGGACTAATACCGAAGCAATGAAGCAAGAAATAGAAGAAATAATTGCCAATGTAGTTATTAGAGGTCGACATCCTAACGAATACGTTAAAGATATGCGTAAGCACCTAAATAAATTCGAAGGCACAGCACGACAAAAGACCGCAGCAATCAAATCATTGCTTTATACAGAATCAGCACGTGTTCACGCACAATCAAGTATTGACAGTATGAAAGAAATCTCTCCAGAAGGATATTATATGTATATTGCAAAAATCGATAATAGAACAACTAAAGTATGTAAAGGGCTTAATGGAGAAGTATTCAAAGTTAAAGACGCTAAAATTGGTGTTAATTTCTACCCTATGCATATCAATTGTCGTTCAGATTGCGCTTTATTACCTAAATCCATGTGGCCGAAAAAACAGAACAAGAAACGAAAAACAAAATACTTTGGAGGGAAAGTGAAAAGCGGTGATTGATTTGAAAGTGAAGGTTTTTAGAGGCAAAAAAGGTAAGTTAGCTTTGTATGACAGTGAATTAAAAATTTGGAGGATACTAATATGAGCAATACTGACAAATACCTTAGAGACATAGCAAGAGAGTTGAAATGTATACGTAAAGAGTTACAAAAGCGGAATGAGATGATTGAAGATAACAATCAAAAATTAGAAGAAAGTTTGGGGAAACTTTTTACTGAATTAACAGGTAGTAATATGGAAATTAAACTTCAGTAGCTAGCACTTAATTGTGTTGGCTATTTTTTATGTCCAAACCATGCTTATGACAATAAAAGGTGCAAGTGTAATAGCCCGAACCATGTATGGCTTAAAACTAATCAAGAGTAAATAAATGAGGTGTAAAAACTATGGATATCCAAGAGAAGTTAAAACTCAAATTACAGTTTTTTGCTGAAGAATCAGATGGAGATAATGGAAAATCAAAAGATAACAACGATGATGAAGGCAAAGACAAACAAGACAAAAAGACTAATTCAGAAGAAGAAATCGAAAAAAGACTACAAGAAGAATATAACAAGCGTCTTAAAGAAGAATTAAGTCGTCGTATGAAGCAGAAAGAAAAAGAGAAACAAGAAGCTGTTGATGAAGCTAAACGATTAGCAAAAATGAACAAAGATCAAATCGCTGAATATGAACGCGAACAAATGGAAAAAGAGCTGGAGCAATTACGCTCAGAAAAACAATTAAATGAAATGCGTTCAGAAGCAAGGAAAATGTTAAGCGAAGCGGAAGTTGATTCATCAGATGAGGTTGTTAATTTAGTTGTAACAGATACTGCTGAACAAACTAAATTGAATGTTGAAGCTTTTTCTAATGCAGTAAAAAAAGCGGTTAATGAAGCGGTTAAGATTAACGCTAGACAATCGCCATTGACTGGTGGAGATTCATTTAATCACTCGACTAAAAATAAACCGCAAAACTTAGCTGAAATAGCTAGACAAAAAAGAATTATTAAAAATTAACGGAGGCATTTAAATGGAACAAACACAAAAATTAAAATTAAATTTGCAACATTTTGCAAGTAACAATGTTAAACCACAAGTATTTAACCCTGACAATGTAATGATGCACGAAAAGAAAGATGGCACGTTGTTAAACGACTTTACAACACCTATCTTACAAGAGGTTATGGAAAAATCTAAAATCATGCAATTAGGTAAGTACGAACCAATGGAAGGTACTGAGAAGAAGTTTACTTTTTGGGCTGATAAACCAGGTGCTTACTGGGTAGGTGAAGGTCAAAAAATTGAAACGTCTAAGGCTACTTGGGTTAATGCTACAATGAGAGCGTTTAAATTAGGGGTTATCTTACCTGTAACAAAAGAATTCTTGAATTACACTTATTCACAATTCTTTGAAGAGATGAAACCTATGATTGCTGAAGCTTTCTATAAAAAGTTTGATGAAGCGGGTATTTTGAATCAAGGTAACAATCCATTCGGTAAATCAATTGCGCAATCAATTGAAAAAACTAATAAGGTTATTAAAGGTGACTTCACACAAGATAACATTATTGATTTAGAGGCATTACTTGAAGATGACGAATTAGAAGCAAATGCGTTTATCTCAAAAACACAAAACAGAAGCTTGTTACGTAAAATTGTAGATCCTGAAACTAAGGAACGTATTTATGACCGTAACAGTGATACGTTAGATGGTCTACCTGTGGTTAACCTTAAATCAAGCAATTTAAAACGCGGTGAATTAATTACTGGTGACTTTGATAAGTTGATTTACGGTATCCCTCAATTAATTGAATACAAAATCGATGAAACTGCACAATTATCTACAGTTAAAAACGAAGATGGCACACCTGTAAACTTATTCGAACAAGATATGGTGGCATTACGTGCAACTATGCATGTAGCATTGCATATCGCTGATGATAAAGCATTTGCTAAGTTAGTTCCTGCCGACAAAAAAACAGATCCATCTCCAAGAGAAGTTTAATAAATAATTAGGAGTGGTAACATGACCGAAATCATAGGAATTGTTAAAGTAGATTTTACAGATTTAGAAGATAACAGACATGTCTATATGAAAGGGCATGTCTACCCTCGCAAAGGTTATGATCCTACAGATGAACGTATCAAAGCTTTAGCTAGTGTTGAAAATAAACGTAACGAACAAATGATTTACATTGTAAATGAAAAATTAACCAAAAAAGAACTTGTCGAAATAGCAAGTGTTGCTGGCTTACAAGTTGATGAAAAACAAACAAAAGCTGAAATTATCAACGCTTTTGAGTCGCTAGAGTAGGTGATTATATGACTACGCTAGCTGATGTAAAAAAACGTATTGGTCTTAAAGATGAAAAGCAAGATGAACAATTAGAGGAAATTATAAAAAGTTGTGAAAGCCAGTTGTTATCAATGTTACCTATTGAAGTTGAACAAATACCGGAAAGGTTTAGTTACATGATTAAAGAAGTTGCAGTTAAACGCTACAACAGGATTGGTGCTGAAGGTATGACATCAGAAGCGGTTGACGGACGTAGCAATGCGTATGAATTGAACGATTTCAAGGAGTATGAAGCTATTATTGATAATTACTTTAATGCTAGAACGAGAACTAAAAAAGGAAAGGCTGTGTTCTTTTGAGATATGAAGATAGAGCCGTCTTTCAATCAGAACAAGCAGCAACTTACAATCCTAAAACTAGCAAAAAAGAAAACACTCTAATCACTTATGATGCGATACCATGCAATATTAATCCTATTTCTAGAGCAAGAAAGCAACTTGAATTCGGCGATGTAAAAAACGATGTAAGTGTCCTGAGGATAAAAGAATCAATATCTTACCCTGTTAGCCACGTGTTAATTAATGGTATTCGCTACAAGATAATTGATACAAAGACATACAGACACGAAACGTCATATTATATCGAAGAGGTCAATTGATGAATATAGACGGATTAGACGCACTGTTAAACCAATTTCACGATATGAAAAACAACATCGATGATGATGTAGATGATACTTTACAAGAAAAAGCCAAAGAATATGTAGTACGAGCTAAATTGAAAGCTAGAGAAGTAATGAATAAGGGTTATTGGACTGGTAATTTATCACGCAATATCAGATATAAAAAAACTGGCGATTTGCAATACACTATCACATCGCATGCAGCTTATAGTGGTTTCTTAGAGTTTGGTACTCGATACATGGAGGCAGAACCTTTTATGTGGCCAGTATATGAGGTAATAAGAAAATCAACTGTAGAAGAATTGAAAGCGTTGTTTGAATAGGAGATAAAAGCATGACACCGAACTTACAACTTTATAATAAAGCGTATGAAACGCTACAAGGATATGGATTCCCTGTTATTTCTCGTAAAGAGATGCAACAAGAGATTCCGTATCCTTTTTTTGTAATAAAAATGCCGGAGTCAAACAGAAGTAAATACACGTTTGATAGTTATTCTGGTGACACGAATTTAGTTATTGATATTTGGAGTGTAAGTGATGATTTAGGACATCATGACGGACTTGTTAAAAGATGTATTGATGATTTAACACCTAGCGTTAAAACAAACGATTATGACTTTGAAGAAGATGATACTAACATCACACAGTTAGTTGATGATACTACCAATCAAGAATTGCTACACACATCAGTAACGATATCTTACAAAACATTTTAAAAAACGGAGGAATATTGAATGGCAAATATGAAAAATAGTAATGATCGTATTATTTTATTTAGAAAAGCTGGCGAAAAAGTAGATGCTACTAAAATGCTTTTTTTAACTGAATACGGCTTATCACATGAAGCTGATACAGATACAGAGGATACGATGGATGGGTCTTATAACACTGGTGGTTCAGTTGAATCAACAATGTCTGGTACTGCTAAAATGTTTTATGGTGACGATTTTGCAGATGAAATTGAAGATGCAGTTGTAGATCGCGTATTGTATGAGGCTTGGGAAGTTGAAAGTAGAATACCAGGCAAAAATGGAGATGCTACTAAATTTAAAGCGAAATATTTCCAAGGTTTCCACAATAAATTTGAATTAAAAGCAGAAGCTAACGGTATTGATGAATATGAATATGAATATGGAGTGAATGGTCGTTTCCAACGTGGATTTGCAACACTACCTGAGGCTGTAACAAAGAAACTTAAGGCGACTGGATACAGATTCCATGACACTACAAAAGCAGATGCGTTAACTGGCGAAGATTTAACAGCAATTCCACAACCTAAGGTAGATTCATCAACGGTTACACCAGGAGAGGTATAAAAATAGGGCGTTAAGCCCTATTTATTTTGTTTAAATTAATCATGAATGGAGATTTTAAGTTATGAATGTAGAAATTAACGGAAAGTCATTAGAATTAAGTTTTGGTTTTAAATTTTTAAGAGAAATCGATAACCGATTAGGTTTAAAAGTTGAACAAGCTTCTATCGGTCAAGGTGTATCAATGTTGCCTGTAGGTTTAGAAAGTGGAAATCCGGTTGTGATTGGCGAAGTTTTAATCGCAGCTACATCTCACTTAAAAAAACAAGCAATTACTATTAATAACATTGATGAAGCATTAGATGAAATCGCAGAAAATATCGGACTAGAAGAATTCGGTTCGGATATTTTAACGGAGTTGGGAAAGCGACCTATGACCCGAAACCTAGTCGAAGTAGTGGAAGCGGAAGAGAAACCAGCGGAAGCGTAATAACTTACGACAGAATCGTTATAACTTGTATGTCAACACTTGGTATTACAGATTTGAACGTTATTGAGCAAATGACATTAACAGAATATAACTATCGAATGTATGCGAAAGAGTATGAAATGTTAACCCAAGAATTCGAACGTTACAAACTTGCGTTTGCTATTCGTGACGCGGCAGCTACTAAAAACGTTGGTACAGAAAATAAACCTAAAGAGGAATATGTTTTTAACAACGCAAACGACGTATTGCCTTATGAAGAAAATATCCAACGGCTTAACGAAGGTAAAGATATAAGGTTTAGTAGCGAACGTGATGAATACGAACCACAAAATAATGAATTCTTTAAAGTTATAGCAGAATTTAATAAGCAATAGAAAGAGAGGTGTTAATGTGACGGAATATAAAATTAAAGCGACTATTGAAGCTAGTGTAGCCAAATTCAAAAGGCAAATTGATAGTGCGGTTAAGGCAGTGCAAAAATACAAGCGTACAGCTGATAAGACTAAAGATGTTGAATTAAGTGCTAATGATAAAAAATTACAAAAAACTATCAAGGTTGCTAAGAAGACTTTAGATTCGTTCGGTAATGAAAAAGCAAAAGCTAAATTAGATGCTAAAATAGAAGATCTGAAACAAAAAGTATTAGAAGCAAGTTTTGAATTAAATCAATTAGATTCAAAAGAAGTTACACCAGAAGTTAAGTTAGAAAAACAAAAGTTAATTAAAGATATCATTGAAACAGAAGCTAAGTTATCCGAACTGGAAAAGAAACGTGTCAATATTGACGTCAATGCTGATAACAGTAAATTTAATCGAGTGTTAAAAGTATCTAAAGCTAGTCTTGAAGCGTTAAATAGGTCTAAAGCAAAAGCTGTTATAGACGTGGACAATAGTGTTGCTAACTCTAAAATCAAACGTACTAAAGAAGAGCTTAAGAGTATTCCGAACAAAACTAGATCTCGACTTAATGTAGATACAGGGCTTTCTATACCAACAATCTATGCATTTAAAAAATCCTTAGACGCATTACCAAACAAAAAAACAACGAAGGTAGATGTCGATACTAATGGTTTAAAGAAAGCTTATACCTACATAATAAAAGCAAACGACAATTTCCAAAGACAGATGGGGAATTTAGCTAATATGTTCCGTGTGTTCGGCACTGTAGGTTCTAATATGGTTGGTGGATTATTAACTTCATCTTTTAGTATCTTAATACCTGTAATAGCGAGCGTAGTACCTGTAGTGTTCGCGCTATTAAACGCTATCAAAGTATTAACTGGTGGCGTACTTGCTTTAGGTGGTGCTGTAGCAATAGCGGGAGCTGGATTTGTAGCGTTTGGCGCAATGGCTATCAGCGCTATAAAAATGCTTAACGACGGAACTTTACAAGCTAGTTCGGCAACAAACGAATACAAAAAAGCTTTAGATGGTGTAAAGTCAGCTTGGACTGACATTATAAAACAAAATCAATCAGCTATATTCACATCTTTAGCAAATGGTTTAAACACCGTTAAAACAGCAATGCAGAGCTTACAACCGTTTTTCAGCGGTATTTCAAGAGGAATGGAAGAGGCGTCTCAAAGCGTGCTTAAATGGGCTCAAAACAGCGGTGTAGCATCAAGGTTCTTCAACATGATGAATACAACTGGTGTTTCGGTATTTAACAAACTATTAAGTGCTGCAGGCGGTTTCGGTGACGGATTAGTCAATGTATTCACACAATTAGCACCACTGTTTCAATGGTCGGCTGATTGGTTGGATAGATTAGGTCAATCTTTCTCTAACTGGGCTAATAGTGCAGCTGGAGAAAATTCGATAACTCGATTTATTGAATACACAAAAACAAACTTACCTGTCATTGGTAATATTTTTAAAAATGTGTTCGTTGGAATTAATAATCTAATGAATGCATTCAGCGGATCATCAACTGGAATTTTTCAATCTCTTGAACAAATGACGGCTAAGTTTAGAGAATGGTCTGAACAAGTTGGCCAATCTCAAGGCTTCAAAGACTTTGTCAGTTATGTACAAACAAATGGTCCACTAATAATGCAATTAATTGGAAACATCGCAAGAGGATTAGTTGCATTCGCAACAGCAATGGCTCCTATAGCTAGTGCAGTATTACGCGTTGCAGTAGCAATAACTGGTTGGATAGCTAACTTATTTGAGGCGCATCCAGCTACAGCACAATTAGTCGGTGTCATCATCACTTTAGTTGGTGCATTTAGGTTTTTAATACCGATTATTCTTGCTGTATCTAACTTTATGGGTGGCGGATTAATAGGTAGGATCATTGCATTAGTAAGTAAATTCGGTTTATTAAGAGCGGGATTAACAATTTTAAAAGGTGCGTTCATGTTATTGAAAGGACCATTAAAAATTATATCAGTTATTTTCCAATTGTTATTCGGTAAGATTGGATTAATTAGAAATGCTATCACAGGACTAGTAACTGTTTTTGGTATTCTAGGTGGCCCAATAACAATAGTAATTGGTGTAATCGCTGCATTAATAGCTATATTTGTTTTATTGTGGAACAAAAACGAAGGCTTCAGAAACTTTATTATAAATGCTTGGAATGCGATAAAAACGTTTATGGTTAATGTTTGGAATGTATTAAAAGCTGTAGCTTCGGTTGTATGGAATGCTATTTTAAAAGCTATCACTACAGCAGTAACTAATGTATACACTTTTATAATGATTGTTTGGAATCAAATTGTCGCATATTTACAAGGACTCTGGAACGGTATTATCGCTATTGCAACAACAGTATGGAACCTTTTAGTTACAATCATCACAACTGTTTTCACGACGATAATGACAATAGTTATGACGATATGGACAGCTATTTGGACATTCTTAAGTACAATCTGGAACACGATAATTACAATCGCTACTACGATTTGGAATTTGTTAGTCACTGTAATAACTACTGTGTTTACAACAATCATGACTATCGCAATGACAATTTGGAATGCTATTTGGACGTTCTTACAAACGTTGTGGAACACTATAGTTACTGTGGCAACTAAGGTTTGGAACGCTATCACTACAGCTATATCTGCTGCGTTACAAGCGGCATGGAGTTTTATTTCTAATATATGGAATACGATTTGGAGTTTCTTATCTGGTATATTAACGACGATTTGGAATAAAGTTGTAAGTATATTCACACAAGTTGTATCAACTATATCGGACAAAATGTCTCAAGCTTGGAACTTCATCGTGACTAAAGGTATGCAATGGGTATCTACTATAACAAGTACGCTAATTAACTTTGTTAATAGAGTTATTCAAGGATTCGTTAATGTTGTAAACAAAGTTAGTCAAGGTATGACAAATGCAGTAAATAAAATAAAAAGCTTTATAGGAGATTTTGTGTCTGCAGGTGCTGATATGATCCGTGGTTTAATTAGAGGTATTGGACAAATGGCTGGTCAATTAGTAGATGCAGCTAAAAATGTTGCTAAGAAAGCTTTAGATGCAGCTAAAAGTGCTTTGGGTATTCACTCACCTTCACGTGAATTCATGGATGTTGGTATGTATTCAATGCTAGGTTTCGTTAAAGGTATAGATAATCATTCAAGTAAAGTTATCCGTAATGTTTCTAATGTTGCAGATAAAGTAGTTGATGCATTTCAACCTACATTAAACGCACCTGACATTTCTAGTATTACAGGAAACTTAAGTAATTTAGGTGGAAATATAAATGCGCAAGTACAACACACACATTCTATTGAAACATCACCGAACATGAAAACTGTTAAAGTTGAATTCGATGTCAATAACGATGCGCTTACTAGTATTGTTAACGGCAGAAATGCTAAACGCAATTCTGAGTATTACTTATAAAGGAGGTTACAAATGGACATAGAATTAACAAAAAAAGATGGTACTGTAATCAAATTAAGTGAATACGGGTTTATCGTTAACGATATAGTAATTGATAGCATGCAAATCAACACAAAGTATCAAGACAAAGAAAATATGAACGGTCGCATATTAATGGGGAGCAATTATATCAGTAGAGATATAGTTGTTCCTTGTTTTTGTAAAGTAAAAAATCGTTCAGACATTGCTTATATGCGAGATATGTTGTATTCGTTAACTACTGATATAGAACCAATGTATTTACGAGAAATCAGAAGAAAAGAAGAGTTGAATTACAGGTTTACTCAACCAACTTCTGATGATTACGTGAAATTAGATAAAAACAACTTCCCGGATTATGAATATTCAAGACACGATCAACAAATTTATGTAAACGGTAAACAGTATAAAGTTATTTTTAACGGAGTTATAAACCCTAAGCAAAAAGGTAATAAAGTTTCTTTTGAACTAAAATTCGAAACTACAGAATTGCCATACGGTGAAAGTATTGGAACAAGCCTAGAGTTAGAAGAAAACAAAAAGGTTGGATTGTGGTCGTTTGATTTTAATATCGATTGGCATGCAGGCGGGGATAAGCGCCAGTATACATTTGAAAATGTTAGCAAAGATACAGTTTACTATCATGGTAGCGCTCCTAACGACCAATTCAACATGTATAAAAAGATAACAATTATTTTGGGCGAAGATACAGAATCGTTTGTATGGAATTTAACGCATGCTGAAATAATGAAAATCGAAGGGATCAAACTAAAAGCTGGAGACAGAATTGTTTATGATAGCTTCCGAGTTTATAAAAACGGTGTTGAAATAAGTACCGAAACGAATATAGCCCAACCAAAATTTAAATACGGAGCTAATAAATTTGAGTTTAATCAAACGGTACAAAAAGTTCAGTTTGATTTGAAATTTTATTATAAGTAGGTGTCAGAATGACAATAACTATTAAACCACCTAAAGGTAATGGCGCACCTGTACCAGTAGAAACAACTTTAGTAAAAAAAGTTAATGCTGACGGTGTATTAACTTTTGATATTCTTGAAGATAAATACACATACGAAGTTATTAACGCAATTGGTAAAAGATGGATTGTTAGTCATGTCGAAGGTGAAAACGACAAGAAAGAATATGTAATAACTGTCATTGATAGGAAATCAGAAGGCGACAGACAACTGGTTGAATGTACTGCTAGAGAAATTCCTATAGACAAGTTAATGATTGATAGGATTTATGTTAATGTAACAGGATCTTTTACAGTAGAAAGATATTTTAACATTGTGTTTCAAGGTACTGGAATGCTTTTTGAAGTCGAAGGTAAGGTTAAGTCTTCGAAGTTTGAAAATGGTGGTGAAGGCGATACAAGGTTGGAAATGTTTAAAAAGGGATTAGAACATTTCGGTTTAGAATATAAAATAACGTATGACAAAAAGAAAAGCAGATATAAGTTTGTATTGACGCCTTTTGCAAATCAAAAAGCGTCTTACTTTATTTCTGACGAAGTCAACGCCAACGCTATAAAACTTGAAGAAGACGCAAGTAACTTCGCCACCTTCATTAGAGGATACGGGAGTTATTCTGGAGAAGAAACATATGAACACGCTGGACTTGTTATGGAGGCTAGAAGCGCATTAGCTGAAATATACGGTGATATACACGCAGAACCTTTTAAAGATGGCAAAGTGACTGATCAAGAAACAATGGATAAAGAATTACAATCTAGATTAAAAAAATCTTTAAAACAGTCACTATCTTTAGATTTTTTAGTTTTAAGAGAAGCCTACCCCGAAGCAGACCCGCAACCTGGTGACATAGTTCAAATAAAGTCTACTATTTTGGGACTTAACGACTTAGTACGTATAGTAGAAATTAAAACGATTAGAGATATAAATAATGTAATTGTAAAGCAAGATGTAACGCTTGGTGAATTTAATCGAGAACAACGATATATGAAGAAAGTAAATACTGCTGCTAACTATGTTTCTGGATTAAATGACGTTAACCTTTCCAACCCTAGTAAAGCGGCAGAAAACTTAAAATCTAAAGTTGCATCAATAGCTAAATCAACACTCGATTTAATGAGTAGAACTGATTTGATTGAAGATAAACAACAGAAGGTAAGCTCTAAAACTGTAACTACATCTGACGGCACTATCGTTCATGATTTTGTAGATAAGTCAAACATTAAAGATGTAAAAACAATTGGAACAATTGGCGATTCTGTAGCTAGAGGATCACATGCGAAAGTGAATTTTACTGAAATGTTAGGAAATAAGTTGAACGCCAAAATAACTAATCTTGCTAAAGGTGGCGCCACGATGGCGACTGTGCCTATTGGTAAGGATGCAGTAGAGAATAGTATATATCGCCAAGCAGAACAAATAAGAGGCGACCTAATCATATTACAAGGTACAGATGATGACTGGTTACACGGTTATTGGGCAGGCGTACCGATAGGCACTGATAAAACGGACACTAAAACGTTTTACGGTGCCTTTTGTTCTGCAATTGAAGTTATCAGGAAAAATAATCCAGCTTCAAAAATACTTGTAATGACAGCTACTAGGCAATGCCCTATGAGTGGTACAACGATACGCCGTAAAGATACGGACAAAAACAAACTAGGGTTAACTTTAGAGGATTATGTCAATGCTCAGATATTGGCTTGTAGTGAATTGGATGTACCAGTATATGATGCTTATCACACAGATTATTTCAAACCATATAATCCAGCATTTAGAAAATCTAGCATGCCTGATGGATTACATCCTAATGAAAGAGGTCATGAAGTTATTATGTATGAGCTTATTAAAAATTATTATCAGTTTTATGGATAGTAAAGGAGGAAAACATGAGTAATAAACTAATTACAGATTTAAGTAGAGTCTTTGACTACAGATATGTAGATGAAAATGAGTATAACTTTAAACTTATTTCAGACATGCTGACGGATTTTAATTTCTCTCTTGAATACCACAGAAATAAAGAGGTATTCGCACATGATGGAGAACAAATAAAGTATGAACATTTAAATGTTACAAGTAACGTCTCTGACTTTTTAACATATTTAAACGGTCGATTTAGCAACATGGTACTAGGTCATAACGGCGACGGTATCAACGAAGTAAAAGACGCGCGCGTTGATAATACAGGTTATGGTCATAAGACATTGCAAGATCGTTTGTATCATGATTATTCAACACTAGATGTTTTCACTAAAAAGGTTGAGAAAGCTGTAGATGAACACTATAAAGAATATCGAACGACAGAATACCGATTCGAACCAAAAGAGCAAGAACCGGAATTTATCACTGATTTATCGCCATATACAAATGCAGTAATGCAATCATTTTGGGTAGACCCTAGAACGAAAATTATTTATATGACGCAAGCTCGTCCAGGTAATCATTACATGTTATCTAGATTGAAGCCCAACGGACAATTTATTGATAGATTGCTTGTTAAAAACGGCGGTCACGGTACACACAATGCGTATAGATACATTGATGGAGAATTATGGATTTATTCAGCTGTATTGGACAGTAACAAAAACAACAAGTTTGTACGTTTCCAATATAGAACTGGAGAAATAACTTATGGTAATGAAATGCAAGATGTCATGCCGAATATATTTAACGACAGATATACGTCAGCGATTTATAATCCGGTAGAAAATTTAATGATTTTTAGACGTGAATATAAACCCACTGAAAGACAACTTAAGAATTCGTTGAACTTTGTTGAGGTTAGAAGTGTTGACGATATTGATAAAGGTATAGACAAAGTATTGTATCAAATGGATATACCTATGGAATACACTTCAGATACACAACCTATGCAAGGTATCACTTATGATGCAGGTATCTTATATTGGTATACAGGTGATTCGAATACAGCCAACCCTAACTACTTACAAGGCTTCGATATCAAAACGAAAGAATTGTTATTTAAACGTCGTATCGATATAGGCGGTGTGAATAACAACTTTAAAGGAGATTTCCAAGAGGCTGAGGGTCTAGATATGTATTACGATCTAGAAACAGGACGTAAAGCACTTCTAATCGGGGTAACTATTGGACCTGGTAACAACAGACATCATTCAATTTATTCTATCGGTCAAAGAGGTGTAAACCAATTCTTGAAAAACATCGCACCTCAAGTATCAATGACTGATTCAGGCGGACGTGTTAAACCGTTACCAATACAGAACCCAGCATATCTAAGTGATATTACGGAAGTTGGTCATTACTATATCTATACGCAAGACACACAAAATGCATTAGATTTCCCGTTACCGAAAGCGTTTAGAGATGCAGGGTGGTTCTTGGATGTACTGCCTGGACACTATAATGGTGCTCTAAGACAAGTACTTACCAGAAACAGCACAGGTAGAAATATGCTTAAATTCGAACGTGTCATTGACATTTTCAATAAGAAAAACAACGGAGCATGGAATTTCTGCCCGCAAAACGCCGGTTATTGGGAACATATCCCTAAGAGTATTACAAAATTATCAGATTTAAAAATCGTTGGTTTAGATTTCTATATCACTACTGAAGAATCAAACCGATTTACTGATTTTCCTAAAGACTTTAAAGGTATTGCAGGTTGGATATTAGAAGTAAAATCGAATACACCAGGTAATACAACACAAGTATTAAGACGTAATAACTTCCCGTCTGCACATCAATTTTTAGTTAGAAACTTTGGTACTGGTGGCGTTGGTAAATGGAGTTTATTCGAAGGAAAGGTGGTTGAATAATGGTAGTAGATAATTTTTCGAAAGATGATAACTTAATCGAGTTACAAACAACATCACAATATAATCCGGTTATTGACACAAACATCAGTTTCTATGAATCAGATAGAGGAACTGGTGTTTTAAATTTTGCAGTAACTAAGAATAACAGACCCTTATCTATAAGTTCTGAACATGTTAAAACATCTATCGTGTTAAAAACCGATGATTATAACGTAGATAGAGGCGCTTATATTTCAGACGAATTAACGATAGTAGACGCAATTAATGGGCGTTTGCAGTATGTGATACCGAATGAATTTTTAAAACATTCAGGCAAGGTGCATGCTCAGGCATTCTTTACACAAAACGGGAGTAATAATGTTGTTGTTGAACGTCAATTTAGCTTCAATATTGAAAATGATTTAGTTAGTGGGTTTGATGGTATAACAAAGCTTGTTTATATCAAATCTATTCAAGATACTATCGAAGCTGTCGGTAAAGACTTTAACCAATTAAAGCAAAATATGGCTGATACACAAACGTTAATAGCAAAAGTGAATGATAGTGCGACAAAAGGCATTCAACAAATCGAAATCAAGCAAAACGAAGCTATACAAGCTATTACTGCGACGCAAACTAGTGCAACACAAGCTGTTACAGCTGAATTCGATAAAATAGTTGAAAAAGAACAAGCGATTTTTGAACGTGTTAACGAAGTTGAACAACAAATCAATGGCGCTGACCTTGTTAAAGGTAATTCAACAACGAATTGGCAAAAGTCTAAACTTACAGATGATTACGGTAAAGCAATTGAATCGTATGAGCAGTCCATAGATAGCGTTTTAAGCGCAGTTAACACATCTAGGATTATTCATATTACTAATGCAACAGATGCGCCAGAAAAGACGGATATAGGCACGTTAGAGAAGCCTGGACAAGATGGTGTTGATGACGGTTCTTCGTTCGATGAATCAACTTATACATCAAGCAAATCTGGTGTGTTAGTTGTTTATGTTGTTGATAATAATACTGCTCGTGCAACATGGTACCCAGACGATTCAAACGATGAGTACACAAAATACAAAATCTACGGCACATGGTACCCGTTTTATAAAAAGAATGATGGAAACTTAACTAAGCAATTTGTTGAAGAAACGTCTAACAACGCTTTAAATCAAGCTAAGCAGTATGTAGATGATAAATTCGGAACAACGAGCTGGCAACAACATAAGATGACAGAGGCGAATGGTCAATCAATTCAAGTTAACTTAAATAATGCGCAAGGCGATTTGGGATATTTAACTGCTGGTAATTACTATGCAACAAGAGTGCCGGATTTACCAGGTAGCGTTGAAAGTTATGAGGGTTATTTATCGGTATTCGTTAAAGATGATACAAACAAGCTATTTAACTTCACACCTTATAACTCTAAAAAGATTTACACACGATCAATCACAAACGGCAGACTTGAGCAACAGTGGACAGTTCCTAATGAACATAAATCAACGGTATTGTTCGACGGTGGCGCAAATGGTGTAGGTACAACAATCAATCTAACTGAACCGTACACAAACTATTCTATTTTGTTGGTAAGTGGAACTTATCCAGGTGGCGTTATTGAGGGATTCGGACTAACCGCATTACCTAACGCGATTCAATTGAGTAAAGCGAATGTAGTTGACTCAGACGGCAACGGTGGCGGTATTTATGAGTGCTTACTATCAAAAACAAGTAGCACTACTTTAAGAATAGATAACGATGTGTACTTTGATTTAGGTAAAACATCAGGTTCTGGAGCGAATGCCAACAAAGTTACTATAACTAAAATTATGGGGTGGAAATAATGAAAATCACAGTAAACGATAAAAACGAAGTTATCGGATTCGTTAATACTGGCGGTTTACGCAATAGTTTAGATGTAGATGATAACAATGTGCCTATTAAATTTAAAGAAGAGTTCGAACCTAGAAAGTTTGTTTTCACTAACGGCGAAATTAAATACAATAGCAATTTCGAAAAAGAAGACGTACCGAATGCATCAAACCAACAAAGTGCGTCAGATTTAAGTGATGAGGAACTTCGCGGAATGGTTGCGAGTATGCAAATGCAGGTGGCACAAGTAAACGTATTAACAATGGAATTAGCTCAACAAAACGCTATGTTAACACAACAGTTGACTGAACTGAAAACTAACAAAACAAGTACTGAGGGGGACGTTTAATGATGAAGATGATTTATCCGACTTTTAAAGACATCAAAACTTTTTATGTTTGGGGTTACTATAAAAACGAGCAAATTAAGTGGTACGTAGACAAGGGTTTAATCGATAAAGAAGAATACGCTTTAATCACTGGAGAAAAATATCCAGAAACAAAAGATGAAAAGTCACAGGTGTAATGCTTGTGGCTTTTTAATTTAACAAAAAGTAGGTGGCGTAATGTTTGGTTTTACCAAACGACATGAACAAGATTGGCGTTTAACGCGATTAGAAGAAAATGATAAGACTATGTTTGAAAAATTCGACAGAATAGAAGATAGTCTTAGAGCGCAAGAAAAGATTTATGACAAATTAGATAGAAATTTTGAAGAATTAAAGCGCGACAAGGTAGAAGAAGAAAAGAATAAAGAAAAGAATGCCAAGAATATTAGAGACATAAAAATGTGGATTCTCGGTTTGGTAGGGACTATCTTCAGTACGATTGTCATAGCTTTACTAAGAACTATTTTTGGTATTTAAAGGAGGTGATTACCATGCTTAAAGGGATTTTAGGATATAGCTTCTGGGCGTGCTTCTGGTTTGGTAAATGTAAATAACAGTTAAGAGTCAGTGCTTCGGCACTGGCTTTTTATTTTGATTGAAATGAGGTGCATACATGGGATTACCTAATCCAAAAAACAGAAAACCTACAGCTAGTGAAGTAGTAGAGTGGGCGTTGTATATCGCTAAAAACAAAATAGCTATTGATGTACCTGGTTCTGGAATGGGAGCACAATGCTGGGATTTGCCTAATTATTTACTCGATAAATATTGGGGATTTAGAACATGGGGAAATGCTGATGCTATGGCTCAGAAATCTAATTATAGAGGTAGAGATTTCAAGATAATTAGAAATACAAAAGACTTTGTACCACAACCAGGCGACTGGGGTGTTTGGACTGGTGGTTGGGCAGGTCATGTGAACATTGTAGTAGGGCCATGCACAAAAGACTATTGGTATGGTGTGGATCAAAACTGGTATACAAATAATGCAACAGGAAGTCCGCCGTATAAAATCAAACACTCTTATCATGATGGACCAGGTGGAGGTGTTAAATATTTTGTTAGACCTCCATATCATCCAGACAAAACTACACCAGCACCTAAACCGGAAGATGATAGTGATGATAACGAAAAAAATAATAAAAAAGTTCCAATTTGGAAAGATGTAACAACTATAAAGTACACAATTTCTAGCCAAGAAGTTAATTATCCAGAATATATTTATCACTTTATAGTAGAGGGTAATCGACGACTCGAAAAACCTAAAGGGATAATGATTAGAAACGCTCAAACAATGAGCTCGGTAGAAAGTTTATATAACAGTAGAAAGAAATATAAGCAAGATGTAGAATATCCACACTTTTATGTTGATAGACATAATATTTGGGCTCCTAGAAGAGCCGTATTTGAAGTTCCTAATGAAGCTGATTATATAGTTATAGACGTATGTGAAGATTATAGTGCGAGTAAAAACGAATTTATTTTTAACGAGATTCACGCAATGGTTGTAGCTGTAGATATGATGATCAAATATGAGATACCTCTAAGTATTGAGAATTTAAAAGTAGACGATAGTATTTGGCGTTCAATGTTGGAACATGTTAATTGGAATATGATTGACAACGGTGTTCCCCCTAAAGATAAATACGAAGCATTAGAAAAGGCATTACTTAATATATTTAAAAACAGAGAAAAATTATTAAATTCTATAACTAAACCAACAGTAACAAAATCTAGAATAAAAGTTATGGTAGATAATAAAAACGCTGATATAGCGAATGTAAGAGACTCATCACCAACAGCTAATAATGGCTCGGCATCTAAACAACCGCAGATCATAACAGAAACGAGTCCTTATACATTCAAACAAGCACTGGATAAACAAATGGCAAGAGGTAACCCGAAAAAATCTAATGCTTGGGGTTGGGCTAACGCTACACGAGCACAAACGAGCTCGGCAATGAATGTTAAACGAATATGGGAAAGTAACACACAGTGCTACCAAATGCTTAATTTAGGCAAGTATCAAGGTGTTTCAGTTAGCGCACTTAATAAGATACTTAAAGGTAAGGGAACATTGAATAATCAAGGTAAAGCGTTCGCAGAAGCTTGTAAAAAACACAACATTAATGAAATTTATTTAATCGCGCATGCTTTCTTAGAAAGTGGATATGGAACAAGTAACTTCGCTAACGGAAAAGATGGAGTATACAACTACTTCGGCATTGGCGCTTACGACAACAATCCTAACTACGCAATGACGTTTGCAAGGAATAAAGGTTGGACATCTCCAGCAAAAGCAATCATGGGCGGTGCTAGCTTCGTAAGAAAGGATTACATCAATAAAGGTCAAAACACATTGTACCGAATTAGATGGAATCCTAAGAATCCAGCTACCCACCAATACGCTACTGCTATAGAGTGGTGCCAACATCAAGCAAGTACAATCGCTAAGTTATATAAACAAATCGGCTTAAAAGGTATCTACTTCACAAGGGATAAATATAAATAAAGAGGTGTGTAAATGTACAAAATAAAAGATGTTGAAACGAGAATAAAAAATGATGGTGTTGACTTAGGTGACATTGGCTGTCGATTTTACACTGAAGATGAAAATACAGCATCTATAAGAATAGGTATCAATGACAAACAAGGTCGTATCGATCTAAAAGCACATGGCTTAACACCTAGATTACATTTGTTTATGGAAGATGGCTCTATATTCAAAAATGAGCCCCTTATTATCGACGATGTTGTAAAAGGGTTCCTTACCTACAAGATACCTAAAAAGGTTATCAAACACGCTGGTTATGTTCGCTGTAAGCTGTTTTTAGAGAAAGAAGAAGAAAAAATACATGTCGCAAACTTTTCTTTCAATATCGTTGATAGTGGTATTGAATCTGCTGTAGCAAAAGAAATCGATGTTAAATTGGTAGATGATGCTATTACGAGAATTTTAAAAGATAACGCGACAGATTTATTGAGCAAAGACTTTAAAGAGAAAATAGATAAAGATGTCATTTCTTACATCGAAAAGAATGAAAGTAGATTTAAAGGTGCGAAAGGTGATAAAGGCGAACCGGGACAACCTGGTGCGAAAGGTGATACAGGTAAAAAGGGAGAACAAGGCACACCCGGTAAAAACGGTACTGTAGTATCAATCAATCCTGACACTAAAATGTGGCAAATTGATGGTAAAGATACAGATATCAAAGCAGAACCTGAGTTATTGGACAAAATCAATATCGCAAATGTTGAAGGGTTAGAAAATAAATTGCAAGAAGTTGAAAAAATCAAAGATACAACTCTCAACGACTCTAAAACGTATACGGATTCAAAAATTGCTGAACTAGTTGATAGCGCGCCTGAATCTATGAATACATTAAGAGAATTAGCAGAAGCAATACAAAACAACTCTATTTCAGAAAGTGTATTGCAACAGATTGGCTCAAAAGTTAGTACAGAAGATTTTGAGAAATTCAAACAAACACTAAATGATTTATATGCTCCAAAAAATCATAATCATGACGAGCGGTATGTTTTGTCATCTCAAGCTTTTACTAAACAACAAGCGGATAATTTATATCAACTAAAAAGCGCATCTCAACCGACGGTTAAAATTTGGACAGGAACAGAAAATGAATATAACTATATATATCAAAAAGACCCGAATACGTTGTATTTAATTAAAGGGTGATTTTATGGAAGGTAATTTTAAAAATGTAAAGAAGTTTATTTACGAAGGTGAAGAATATACAAAAGTATATGCTGGAAATATCCAAGTATGGAAAAAGCCTTCATCTTTTGTAATAAAACCCTTACCTAAAAATAAATATCCGGATAGCATAGAAGAATCAACAGCAAAATGGACAATAAATGGAGTTGAACCTAATAAAAGTTATCAGGTGACAATAGAAAATGTACGTAGCGGTATAATGAGGATTTCGCAAACTAATTTAGGGTCAAGTGATTTAGGAATATCAGGAGTCAATAGCGGAGTGGCAAGTAAAAACATCAACTTTAGTAATCCTTCAGGGATGTTGTATGTCACTATAAGTGATGTTTATTCAGGATCTCCGACATTGACCATTGAATAATTTTAAACGACTAATTTTTAGTCGTTTTTTTATTTTGGATAAAAGGAGCAAACAAATGGATATTAACTGGAAATTGAGATTCAAAAACAAAGCAGTACTAACTGGTTTAGTTGGAGCATTGTTGCTATTTATCAAGCAAGTCACGGATTTATTCGGATTAGATTTATCTACTCAATTAAATCAAGCTAGCGCAATTATAGGCGCTATCCTAACGTTACTTACAGGTATTGGCGTTATTACTGACCCAACGTCAAAAGGCGTCTCAGATTCATCTATAGCACAGACATATCAAGCGCCTAGAGATAGCAATAAAGAAGAACAACAAGTTACGTGGAAATCATCACAAGACAGCAGTTTAACGCCGGAATTAAGCACGAAAGCACCAAAAGAATATGATACATCACAACCTTTCACAGACGCCTCTAACGATGTTGGCTTTGATGTGAATGAGTATCATCATGGAGGTGGCGACAATGCAAGCAAAAATGACTAAAGAAGAGTTTATAGAATGGTTGAAAACATCTGAGGGGAAACAATTCAATGCGGACTTATGGTATGGATTTCAATGCTTTGATTATGCCAATGCTGCTTGGAAAGTTTTGTTTGGATTACTTCTAAAAGGTTTAGGTGCAAAAGATATACCATTTGCAAACAATTTCGATGGACTAGCTACTGTATACCAAAATACACCGGACTTTTTGGCACAACCCGGCGACATGGTTGTGTTCGGTAGTAATTACGGTGCAGGATACGGACACGTAGCATGGGTAATTGAAGCAACTTTAGATTATATCATTGTATATGAGCAGAATTGGCTAGGCGGTGGCTGGACTGACGGAATCGAACAACCCGGCTGGGGTTGGGAAAAAGTTACAAGACGACAACATGCTTACGATTTCCCTATGTGGTTTATCCGCCCGAACTTCAAAAGCGAAATAACACCACGATCAGTTCAATCTCCTACACAAGCACCTAAAAAAGAAACAGCAATTCCACAACCTAAAGCGGTAGAACTTAAAATTATCAAAGATGTGGTTAAAGGTTATGACCTTCCTAAACGTGGTGGTAATCCTAAAGGTATTGTCATTCATAATGACGCAGGAAGCAAAGGGGCGACAGCGGAAGCTTATCGAAACGGATTAGTTAACGCGCCTTTATCGAGATTAGAGGCAGGTATTGCACATAGTTATGTATCAGGTAACACAGTGTGGCAAGCTTTAGATGAATCACAAGTAGGTTGGCATACTGCTAACCAATTAGGCAATAAATATTATTACGGTATTGAAGTGTGTCAATCAATGGGAGCAGATAATGCGACATTCTTAAAAAATGAACAGGCAACTTTCCAAGAATGTGCTAGGTTATTAAAAAAGTGGGGATTACCAGCAAACAGAAATACAATCAGATTGCACAATGAATTTACTTCAACATCATGCCCTCATAGAAGTTCGGTTTTACACACTGGTTTTGACCCAGTAACTCGCGGTCTATTGCCAGAAGACAAGCGGTTGCAACTTAAAGACTACTTTATCAAGCAGATTAGGGCGTACATGGATGGTAAAATACCGGTTGCCACTGTCTCTAATGAGTCAAGCGCTTCAAGTAATACAGTTAAACCAGTTGCGAGTGCATGGAAACGTAATAAATATGGTACTTACTACATGGAAGAAAGTGCTAGATTCACAAACGGCAATCAACCAATCACAGTAAGAAAAGTGGGGCCATTCTTATCTTGTCCAGTGGGTTATCAGTTCCAACCTGGTGGGTATTGTGATTATACAGAAGTGATGTTACAAGATGGTCATGTTTGGGTAGGATATACATGGGAGGGGCAACGTTATTACTTGCCTATTAGAACATGGAATGGTTCTGCCCCACCTAATCAGATATTAGGTGACTTATGGGGAGAAATCAGTTAGAATGACATAGTCATATCTATTTAAGCAGGTGCGTTACACACCTGCTTTCTATTTACATTCAAAGATAGAATGTGCTATTATTTTACTAGAACTTTTTAACATTTCTCTCAAGATTTAAATGTAGATAACAGGCAGGTACTACGGTACTTGCCTATTTTTTTATGTTATAATGTAATTACATTACCAGTAACCAATCTGGCTTAAAACCACATTTCCGGTAGTCAATCCGGCTATGCATAGGACTTACTTGCGTAAAGCAGTAAGAAGCTGACTGCATATTTAAACCACCCATACTAGTTGCTGGGTGGTTGTTTTTTATGTTATATTATAAATGATCAAACCACACCACCTATTAATTTAGGAGTGTGGTTATTTTAATATATGAAGCTAAAATAACTACAAATGATACCATTTTTGATACCAAAAAATAATAACCTCAAAATATCGAGAGAAATAACTTCATTTTAAATCGCATTAAATCAATGTTTCTATAAAAATAAGTCCTTAAAAATTAGTTTTTTCAATCGAAATGGAAGGTAGTATTGGATAGCTTTAAACCGCGTTGTTAAGCCATTCTTGACTTCCGGAAATGGGTATTGATACCATTTTGATACTGAATATAACAAAAAGCCACATTACTGTGGCTTTTTTTGTTTTATAACTAAATCGGATTGATAGATAAGCTTTGTACTTATTTATATCAGTCCGATTTTTTGATTGGTGTAAAAAATAATCATTGATGGTGGATAAAGCGACAACACAAATACAATATGATTGTGGCATTAGAGTGCTGGTCTTTATTAAATTAATTGAAAACTACATCAAATATTCTTTAAAGATAATTCGATATTAGTTCGATTAAGATTCGTTGTATAAGTGAGTTAAAATAAGAAAACTATTAATAATATTAAGTTCACTACAGATGTTGCTAATGGACCATAAGTTTTAAAGACATCTTCACTTTTATAACCAACAATCGCATCTAAAAATTGAACTAAAATCATTGCAATGGATATAGTTATCAAAAATATAGCACTATGAATGACTAAAGAAAAAATAGCTAATAAAAATAAAGGTAAGCTTCGACTAAGTGCATAATATGCATTTATATTATGACTAGATGCACATGCTTGAATTGAATAACCTAAACTTACACTGGCACTAATGATTGTAAATATTGCTAAAACAAAATACATGTTAATCCTTCTTTCTATATTTGAATATAAACAAGTACTTGTCTAAAGATATTTAAAAGATAATTAGAATAAATTTATGAGAAACTGGTTGTTATCATTATAATGGTTTCAAATGATTATAACTATGTCATAAACTGAATTTGTTGAAATTTTTCATTATGTAAATTTATTAATAACAAACAGCTCGAACTATAGCATCATTTTACTAATGAATGCATTAAAGTAACTATGATTAAAAATGCATATTAATTATCATTATTAAGTCTATTATATATAATGAATTTTAACTGGTTTATTAAACGAGAACGTCGGGAATTAAGTAACTACAATAAAAATAAGATATGACAATAAGGAGACTACACGCGTGATCATTGCCATAATTATATTGATATTTATTTCGTTTTTCTTTTCAGGAAGCGAGACGGCATTAACGGCTGCCAATAAAACAAAATTTAAAACTGAAGCTGACAAAGGTGATAAAAAAGCAAAAGGCATTGTAAAGTTACTTGAAAAACCAAGTGAGTTTATTACAACGATTCTAATTGGGAATAATGTCGCGAATATTTTATTACCAACACTTGTTACAATTATGGCTTTACGTTGGGGGATTAGCGTTGGTATTGCATCAGCTGTTTTAACAGTTGTTATCATTTTGATTTCCGAAGTGATTCCCAAGTCTGTCGCTGCAACATTTCCAGATAAAATAACAAGGCTTGTATATCCAATTATTAATATTTGTGTCATTGTGTTTCGCCCTATCACATTACTTTTAAATAAGTTGACGGACAGTATTAATCGAAGTTTATCTAAGGGTCAACCTCAAGAACATCAATTTTCAAAAGAAGAATTTAAAACAATGTTAGCAATTGCTGGACATGAAGGTGCTTTAAATGAAATTGAGACGAGTAGGTTGGAAGGTGTCATTAATTTTGAAAATTTAAAAGTAAAAGATGTAGATACAACACCTAGAATTAATGTGACGGCATTTGCTTCAAATGCGACATACGAAGAAGTTTATGAAACGGTTATGAATAAGCCATACACTAGATATCCAGTGTACGAGGGAGATATTGATAACATTATTGGGGTGTTTCATTCTAAATATCTGTTGGCTTGGAGTAATAAAAAAGAAGATCAAATTACAAACTATTCAGCTAAGCCATTATTTGTGAATGAACACAATAAAGCTGAATGGGTATTACGTAAGATGACTATTTCTAGAAAACATTTAGCAATTGTGTTGGACGAATTTGGTGGTACCGAAGCGATAGTGTCACATGAAGACTTAATTGAAGAATTATTAGGTATGGAAATTGAAGATGAGATGGATAAAAAGGAAAAAGAAAAACTTTCTCAACAGCAAATTCAATTTCAACAACGGAAAAATCGCAACGTATCTATATAA